AGCATGGTTATTAGTTCTAAAGGTAAACCACCCATAGTTTACTCCTTAGCCTGGTCGTTCAAAGACCTGTAATAAGCTGTCCTTTTGGCGAGCCTAGTTTGAGCTTCGTTTGTTACAGTATTAGGGTCTACCTGCTCAGTAACAGGACTCAGGTCAGTATTTAATTTATCTTCACCTGGGGATAAGCTAGGTGTATCGTCAACCCTTGCTGCTTGAATTTGTTTTGCAACGACATCTAAGGTTGTCTGTTTGGAAGTAATCTTATTTTTGTTCTTGTCAGTGCGTGTGTATAAAGTTGACCCATCTTCTGCGATGTAGTTTAGATTGTATCCGTCAAGGGTAATTTTTGTTATTCCCTTACCTTCAGGTGGACCCATCATATTATAATGGATAGCCCTTCTTTTAGCTATACCAAGCATCGGAGTGCCGCCAGCGATGATGTTGTCAAGCATAGCTGACGTACCTTCCCATGCTTTTTTGTACCAGTCTTCGTCACCGTCAATGTAGGCTTTAGCTATTCTTACACCAGAAGAATTTTTAGTCTTAGCAGACCCTTCCATGTTCCAGAAGTAGTCTGTTAAAGCCCCTAAGACGTTTTCGTTAAGTTTACTTGCGTCAAGATCGTAGGTTTTTAGCTTGTCTGTAAGGCGGTCTTCGTAAGAAAGATACACGGCGTAGGCAAATGATTTGTTATCTTTAAACTGTTCTCTACCAAGATCGCTGGTCGTCTCTACGGCTTTTGACGCATCCAACCCTTTTAGTATTTCCGCTTTAGACCCACTGTTCGCTTCGATTTTGCTTCTAATCTGATTTTTATTGTAGAACTTATCCTTTTCAAAACCGTATTTATCTTCGCCAGTCCACTTAATATTCTTCAGGTTAGTTACACCACCACCTAGTGTAAAGATATTAACATTGTCAATATGAGGCTCAAACCTTAGCCCTTTAGGTGTGTCATCTTCGTTTAAGGCCGTTTGTGTAAAAGCAGTAGGGTACGCTTTAAAACTTTTTGTACCCAAGTCAAAGTTTTTGTCTTTGCGTACAAAACTAGGATACTTAAGAAACTCAGGTCTACGAGGAGGTTCAGCCCCAAGTGCCTCAGTATAAGAATTGAGGATACTCAAAGAAACAGGGGACCCTAGCTCAGCCTCAGGAAGAGGTGGTATGTCGGTTTGAGGCAAAAATGATGAAACGGCTTCTAACTGCGCTCTTTGTTCAGGGGTAAGTTCAGCAGCAGCAGCCGGACTGAAGATCATTTCTAGGCCACGTTGAAGAAGACTACGACCATCACCTTCATCGTCTAGAGCAATTGAACCAGTCGATTCTGCCTGAGCAGCCTCTGGATCAAAGCCCGCATAGAATGCGTTGATGTCGTCTAGACCCTCTAGTGCCTCAGGATCTCCAGACACAAGCTTCTTAGAAAGCTTTTCCCGTGCATCGTAAGGTTTACTAAGCAGGTGGCTTGTGTACGCAGACCTCTGGTCAACACTGATTGGCGGAAGGTCAGAAGCTTGTAGAAGACCATCAAACATTTGGTTTATCTCCATCATCTCTAACAGCTGGTTACGCCTGTATTCATCAGGATCATTAGGATCTTTGACGGGCACAGGGCCAAGCTCAGGGTTATAGTTGACCCTGTTGTTAACGTACTGCTCTACAGTATCCATAGTCGGTTGGTCTTGAGAGCCGTTTCTCAGAAGGATGTCTTCAACAGGGCGTGTGTTCTCAGGTGTCGTTACGCCTGACGTTGGCGAAACGAGCCCAAGTTGCTTAAGTACATAGTTCTGTTTCTCTCTGTAGTCTTGTGCATAATCTTCTGGAGAGAGTGATGCGTCTTGCTTAGCAAGTGGAGCATATAGATCCATAAACTTATCGAACAGGCCTTTAGGTTGTTCTTTAGTCTCTTCCGTCATGGTGCTGACCCTTCCCCAGCTTGTGTTCCTCTAGGAGGCACTAATGGAAATGGGGGTGCAGAAACAGACCTGTAAACTTCTCTACGATCAAGGACTGCTTGAGGTGTTCCAGGCGGCACCCTCGGTTCCATAGGCTCAATGTCCTTAAAGAACGGCAAGATAACCAACTGATATGACCCGCCCTGCAGAGGCAACAGTTGGTACTCAGAACCAAAAGCTTCCTTAACGAACGCCTGGTCCTTTGAATAATCACCAGTGAACGTGTACTCTTTCACGTAGTCAACGTTTCTAGGACTACGGCCAAATCTTACCTCTGGGCCTCTGGGTTCTTTGAGCACCTGACCTGCGTTAAACACAACAGGCGCGCCAAAGCTCTTACTGGATCTAATGACACCAAAGCCCGTTCGTGCGCCTGTTCCTACAGTGACCGATAAACCGTCTCCATCGACACCAGAAATCCGCGTGTTCTTAACACTTTCACGCATGTTCTCATATGTGTCTTGGGGATCACTGCCGTCAGAAGGTTGAGCATACGTCGCAATGTGGGCGTTCTCAAACTTAGGATCAAAGCCCCTGTTGTACTCAAGGGGCATGCTGCGGCTTCCGGTCGGCCCAATTCCTGCATAAACCCTTTGAGAGTCTGGCAGACCAAGCATCACGGTCTCTTCACCAACCAGCGTTCTTGGTAAAAAGTATTCAACAACCGCACTTTTAATCTGATCTTCTGATACAGACTTGCCACCTGCTTCTAGTCGTGCCTTAAGTATAGGCGCAACTTTATTTATCTCGTCCTTAAAGTTTTGTGAAAGAGGCTTGCCTGAAAATAAAAAGGTAGTTTGGTTGTCTAAATCTTGTCCGACACTTGCGTAAAACGCTGTAAGTTTTTCACCTGCTTTTTTTTTGTTTTCATCTGGGTATAAGACAAGGCCTAAGTCACCTTTAGCCTTAGCACTTGCTTCTAAAGACGCCATGTATTCCTCATCGCCTTGGAAACTAAGCGCTGCTTCTATACCAACTACCCTTGCTTGATCGTATAAGATCCTGTTTTCGGAATCGTTTTTAAAAGCTGCTTCACCAATCGACCCGTCTCTGTCTAGGGTCTTTGCAAACGCGACGACGCCTGCCATTTTGTTTCTATCTCCAGAACTAAACTGTTCTCTGATTATATCCAGGAAGGGACCTGGGGTTTCTTGCTCTAAGCCATTAAGATTACGAAAGGCGCTTGTGAACTTCCCAAAGTAATTAACGTCTGACAGGTCGCCCGTACCTAAGAAGACACGAAGAGCTTTCTTTTTTTCTTCAGTCTTCATGCCCCTGTGGTCTTCAAGAGCATCACCCCGTCCTTCAATAGAACCAGTAGCCAGTCTACTAACAGTAGAATACCCCTTAAGAAGTGTGTTTAGTTCTACTTTAGCTTTAGACAACGCTGCTCTAGCTTTATTTACGCCGTTTAGATCTGCGCCTTGTGTTCCTTCAAGCCTAGCTATCATACTATCAGCAGCCACAAACTTTGCGGTCATATCGTTAATATCGCCAGAATTATTGATTTCTTGGATATTAGTTGATAGTGTCCCAATATAATGTGCAACACCTGCCAACTCTTGTTGGCCTGAAGCTGTCTTCAGGGTTGTAAGGGTATTAAACGTTTTTTCTCTTAACGCCACAGCCTCACGAGGGAATAGTTTTGAGAACGATGTTGTTGGTGTTGGAGAATCTGGTGCTATCGGTTTGCTGTTATCTGGAATAATGGGTTGATCCAGCATAGCAAGATACTTATGAGCGCCGTTTAAACTTTGTGTCGCTTGGAACTGGTAAAGACCAAAGACGTGTGAGATGGCTTGGCCCTCTGTGTACCCACGGTAGACAGACCTAACGTTACTTACTTGGTCCATGAGTTGAGCGTGACTAGGAGTTTTTTCTAGCGAAAAGTTTGTTATGCTTTTGTTTACAGATATACGTGCTGTGTCTTTGATCTTTTGAGCGGCAGCTACAGTGCTTTTGTGTACCAGTTCTTGTGTACTGTTGGTCCATACTTTTTGGTACTCGACATCAAAGTTAAGGTTTCCTGTTCCGCCGCCAAATTCGGTTTTATTATATTCCTTAATAGCGCCTGATATTTCGTGATTCTGTAAATCATTTGCTGTAGCATAAGCAGCAAACTTTGTCACAGCGCCAGCAGCTTTTAAGGAACCAAGCGTTGACGAATAGGCGTCTGCGTAAGTGCCTTTGTACTCTTTTGTGATTTCAGGAGAAACAGAAGTCACTCCTGACTCATAGGCCTGTCGGGCATCTTTAGTGCCTTGAGCAGAAACATCTTTAGTTCTCTTTTCAAGACTTTTGTCAAACTGTCCTTCAGCAGCCTTAGAGCCAATGTTAAAGAACGCAGCCATGAGTGCTGACGTTTGTCCTGCACTCTGATCAGCTATTATTTTTGGCGTCACCTCTGCTTGAGGAGCAGGGATTCCTACGCCATTGCCAGCTGTAAGGCCACGAATAGAAACAGTCGATCTACCTTGTTTCATATGTTTTTTTCCTTAAGTCCATGTGCCCGCCGTTGACCCAGGCACGAAGGGCGCGGAAGGCGCGCCCGCCGCCCCCATGCCAACTCTAGCTGCTGTTGCTACAGTGCCTGCAACAGCTTTTGAAATCTGTGCGCTTGCTTTAGCAGCAGCTACATTGCCTCTGTTGGCCTGATTGTTGATGGCTCCAAGCTGTTGCGATTTTCTTAGGGCAACGTCTCTTGCCTCTTTTTCTGAAATACGACCAAGGCCTACCTCTGTTCCGTATTCGCCAGTAAACAGAATGCTTCCTAAAGAAGATTCGGTAAGCATAGTTTCTGAAGCTTGTAGATCACCTAGTTCTTTTTGGGCCGCGCGTACAACATCCGACTGTTGGTCTAAGGATTCTTCTTGCTCCTGTGCCAACAAGCGAAGGGCTTCTTGTTCTTCAGCCTTACGCTGTTGTTCTGCTGCATCGAACTCTGCATCGGCCTGTGCATTCGCTGACACTGTTGTCATAGCTGTTGACGCAACTGAAGCTGCTACAGCCATTGCGGCTATTGTTATTGGATCACACATAGCCTTTACTCCTGTCTCGTCAGTTCATTGAAGAACCCGGTGTAATCAATAGACGTAATGATCATGGGTTTCTCTGAATCGTTTTTGATTTTAATAGTCACCGTGTTGGCGTTAGTCCTGACAGGAACCTTGAAAGACCCAAGGGACTCGATGCCTATACCACCTACCAGTGCTGTGCCAATGAGCTTACCGTTAAAGGTAAACGTCTGCTGTGGACGGGACTCAGGTGTCACTTCGACCTTAAAGAACCCTGAGTCCTGGTAGTTAAACTGAAGGCGCTTAAGCTGGAACCGTCCTGTCTGAACAGTCATCTTACCAGCAGCGTCTGCTCGAACAAACAGCTTGGACAGTTGGACTTCTTGGGTGAACGGAACGCCTAAGATAGCGTCGGCTGCTGAATAATCACCCACAGCAGTTATGCTAGTTGGTGTTAGGTAAGACACAGAAAGCCGCTCACCCACCTGCCCTGTTGGGAAGTCGCTGGATAAGACAACAGCTGCTTTGTTGTTATGCAGATAGGGCGTCGTCCAGGTCGTTAGGCCCGTTGAGACACTGTAAGATCCTTGGAAATTAAACGTCTGGTCTAGACAGATCTGGTACGGGTGCTTGTCGTCTGACAGCTCGTACCTTAGTTCTATTTTCTCAATGAACGTCTCAGTGCCTCTGGTGACGTACATGTACAGGTCGCCTAGAACAACACCGACCCAGTGGATGTACGTCCCTGTGCCGAAGTCCCATTTGGACCAGGCGCTTTGTGCTTTGGTATCTTGCTCCGTATAGGTCTTGTAGATGTACAAGGAGCTGCGATCTGAGTCAGATATGCAGAACATCATCTCATTGGCACTATCAGCCGCTATGTGGACGATAGGTGCCGGTATGTACCCAAGGGCGTGGATCGTGATGTCTTCAGCTGTGGTCGATAGGGACGAATCGTTGTACTGATACTCGAACACCAGAGCGTCTCGACCACTCTTGGCCGCAAAGTACATACGGTTCCCTAGGGCCACAGGATCACACTTGGGTTCTGTGATGTACGCCGTAGCTGTATCGATCACTGCGTTCTTTGACGTAAACACCTGATCAGCAGACGACACCTCAAACTGAGACCTGTCGGAACTTAAGAACAAAGAGCGCCTGAAGGGGAACGCATGGACCAGCTCGTTCACATCGTCACTAGAGGCCTGAAGACCAAAGGGATCGCTGTCTAAAACCTGGGTACTGTACTGCCGCCAGAAGTTAAAGAAGGACCGTGAGCGTGAGAAGAACACAGTTTCGCCTGACACAATCACAAGACGGTTACGGTGCGTTGTGATCTGTGTGATCTTTTTGCCCACAAAGTCTGGGTCTGGAAGTGTCTGTGTGTCTCCGGCCTCACGAGCATCGTAAGTCCCATGACCAAACGTAAAAGTTCCGTCAGCATTCCGCGTCAGGAAATGAGGCATCGTCGTCATGTCAAAAGCGTTGTTTTGATACGGATTGGATGCTTCGATCCAAGCGTCTTCTGATGTTTTGAACTTAACCCAATAGCCATCAGTCGTATCAGTAGCAGACAGATACACATAGGAACCATCAGGAGCCCAGTTAGGAAGCAAACCCCTAGAGGTCCGTGTGTCAGCATACACCTTAGTGGTGATGGTATTACCGTCGCTTGTGTACGCAGTGTATCCTGTGCCGTTCACAGACGTAGACAGGTCGTAATTTGAATACAGAGAAAACGTGGTTGCCGTCAGTTTCCTTACAAAGTACCGATTACCGTTGAGCTGTGTCATACCCACGACACTATCAATGCTTACTTCTTGATAGCTCTCGAAGTGGTGCGCGCCGCTTGTTGTTATGACAACAGGATTAGCTTGTGTCGCAGAGGTTATAACGTGAGTGTGAGAATCAGCAGGAATATCTACAAGTTGCCTTGAGACACTAATGCCATATGTGGCGTCAGATCCATTAGGAACAGCTGTGAACTCGTGACCAGCAGTGTTCGTTAGTACCACAGTAAGGTCGTGGTCGTTGGGTTTTTGTTCTACCGTGAAGTTTTGATAACCACTTGTGAAACCTGTGAATACTGCGTGGGTTATAATGTTGTCGCCAACAGAAGATCCGTCAATAGCGCCAGTCTTACTCCAGACTTCTATTCCGTCTGTTGCTGTGTCATTCAGGTTGTCAACAATAAGTGCGTTAGTTCCTGTTGTGGTTGTTCTACACGTTATCAAAGCAGAAGGATTGGCAGAGCTTACATAGTCTGTCTCAGCCATAGCAACTGTGATTGCTTTATTACCAATGACCGTTATGTCGCCAATGGTTGTTGCAGTGAAGCCTTCTGATGGATTGGTGTTAGTTAGATATGTTTTGCCGTTAGGGAACGTAACAGTCTGCTCTGTACCAGCTAGATTGTAGACCTTTAGATCACCATTCTTAACGACAATAATATACTGTTCTACTGCGTCTCTAACGTAAGAGTAACACCAAGGTTTATCAGCTGTATAAGCGAATGTATTGTTATTGACGTGACGCGACGACGGGCGGCTCTCTAGGCCACCGCTGATCACAGACGTGAGAACATTGGTTGCTTCTTGTACTTGTCCGGTAAGCCTTAGAGAGTCAGGTTGACGGCTGACACCTTGGTATAACGTCCTAAGCGACTGCTCTACAAGTGTTCCCATTCTAACGCCCGTACAGTCCGTGATGTCGATAGGTTGCGTATGCAACGTAAGGGCTGTCCGTCAGGATGTTGGCGTCGTCTGTTTCAGACTCAGCGTCCAACAAGGCTGCATAGGCTTCCATCTCACCACGTCGTGTAAAGTTATCTAGAGCCACAGATTGCATTTGGGACTCTTGGAACTTACGAGCTGAAAGGTACGCAATGTATGTGCTTAGTTCTAAGCTAAGATCTTGGAACTCTAATAGGTACACAACGTCTACATTCAAGTTTTGTGTAAACTCGTAGGTCTGCTTTTTGATATCGTAAAGAGCCAAACGGTTGTTGTAATTACGAACAGTGACATTGATAGATTGGTGTTCTTGTGTCGTATCAACGCGCAAATAGTTCGATGGAATATAAATAAGGTTGCTGTTATTAGGTGTCAGTTTCAAATTGTAATCGATGTTCTGATGCCACCCACGCGCTTGGACGGACTTGTTAACTTCGTTAAGCTTGCTTTCAGCTGCTTCAGCATCAGGAAGGCCAGAGGTAAGAGACGAAACGGGTGCTTCACCGATAGACTCTAGGACAATGTTAACAGCTTCGATCTTACTTAGACCCATAGTACCTCCTGAAAAACTGAGGGGCCACCTGTATTCCTACAAGCAGCCCCTCAATCAGATTAACTGGACTTGAACTCTACGGCCATTTCTGGACGCAGAACACCATGACCAACGAAGAGCTTGGAGACCAAGAAGTCTTCAAGACGACGAACGTCACGTTCGGTCTCAAGGCTAATGTCCATAAGCTTGCAAGTAGCAATAGCCTGTGGGCACCACATGACACCGACCGTCGTCGAGTAGTTAGCACGGTATTTACTGAACACCGTAGCCGTAGACGATTCATTTGTCGTCGGCATGTTGCGGCTTTTAACCACCATCACACCATCGATGTTGATCATCTCAGCACGGTCAGTGATACCGCCTGCGTTGTCTGCCTGGAAGTCACGATTCAGAACCAAGTATTGACCATTGGAGTCGGTCGCATACTTGATGGCATCGAAGATTTCCACAGGAACAGCACAGTACCGCTGCATATCCTCTGGAACATCGTTGTTAAACAACGCAATGTTCGCTTCGCGGATAGCATCGATCCAAGTAATACCAGACGGCGATGCGTCGTTAGCCAAGTTGGCGTCCGTAACAGTAACGCCACCGGGGAACGGAGACGCTGCTGCGGTACGGGATGCCAAGATCAACTGACGGAACACGTTCTGATCGAACACCTTAGCAAGCGCTCGGCCCATCTCGCTAGAGACGATGGAACGCATGTCAAAGTGAGACAGGATACGATCGATATCAGAGATCGCGTAGTGCGATACAAGGATGTCATCAACCGTGATGACCTGTTCGCTGGTTGAAAGGTCAGTGCCCAGCAGCTCAGAACCCGGCGTGTGATATTCAGCAGACGCCTTCCAAGTTTTAGGGAAACGATAGGATTTAGCACCACCAGAAAGATTCTTAATGAAGTGCTTGTCGAGAGTAACAGTTGCGCTGTCGAAGGCCGTGAGCACTTCGCCACCAAAGACACTGAGGAACAATTCCCGATTGT